AACTGCATCAAATACAGTATCTTGTGCTAAATAAGGAACTTCATACCACTTGTTACCATCATCATCTATACAGGATGTTATTTGAACTACATTTTCATTACTTAATATAACCTTATCAAATTTAACTGCATTACCAAATGTAAAATTTTGACTTATTTGTTGTCCTGATTGTACAATTGCCTGTTTTGTTAATTTAAAATGTGTTGGTACATCATCTTCCATTTGAGAAACAATAGAAGTTCTTGTATCTAATGAGGAAGAAGTTTTAAAATTAACATCATCCATTAATCTAAAAGTAGATCCACCTTGACTATCAAACATACTATTAACAGTTATAACTGGAGCATAATCCAAGTCTGGTTTGTATGTATCTGTATTTACCTGTTCTGCAGGAACTTCAACAGTTATATCTACTATTGCTGTAGCTGGATTCGCTAGTTTTGGTTTATAACCAAATGATTGTGCAAGTTTAAATACATTCTTTTTTTCTTCAGCACTATGTAATAAAGATTCCCTATATTGATTATCCATATAAAAATTTAATGTATCACCAACATAAGCGGCCATTTCAATAAACATCATACCTGGTGATGATTCATTAAAATCGTTATAAGCATTTGGAAAATATGATTTAGCAAATTCAATTAAATTAGCTCTAATAGTAGAAAATTCCCTACCAATATATTTTACTTCTTTTTTAACGGCCTTTATATTAGTGCCATATTCAACTTCTCTTGCCATTCTTATTCCCCTGTATTAAAGGTAAATGTTATAGTATTTACTGAATTAGGATCATCTACTGTTACTATAAATTCAATTTGAACTAACACCATATTTGGATTATCCTCTGGTGTAGAAGTAAAAATATTTACTAATTCTATATAAGGTAACCACTTACTAACACTTTCTCTTATAGTTTCTTCTATCCTATCACCTAACCCATCAGTTATTTGTTCAAATAAAATTGATGTTATTTCACATCCAAAATCTGGCTGACCTACTCTTTCACCTTTAACGGTTAATAGTAAGTTTTTTAAATTTGAAGATGCCTGTTCCTTTAGTGTTTTTGATGTTGGAAAAAACCCACCCTTATCAACATGATATTCTAATGGAAATTTTAACCCAAATCTAGCATCATCATTTTCATTTATTTCCCTTACGGTTGCCATTGATTATTCCTATTTTTTACTTTTCATTTTATCGTGTTTCATTAAATCACTATAATCACGAGTCAATGCATTTAATACTGATTCAGGTACATCTTTAGTTGATACACCCTTTTCTTTTAGTGTTTGAGCAGCTGCCATATTTCTTTTCATCTCTTTACTAGTGCCCATAGACTCACCATAACCTAAAAGTTCAGTTGCTCTTGTACTATCAAAAGCACTTCCACCCATTGTTGGCCACTCTTCATCTTCTTGTGACTTATCATTCAAACCAACTGTTTCATTTAAAACTTTATTTAGTTCAGCATTATCTGTAAAGTGTTGTTGAACTTTTGGCTTCGGTTTTGGCTTGGATTGTATAACAGGTTTAGGTTTGATACTCTTCTCTGTAATAAGTATCTGTTTGACCTGTTTTTTGACTTCTTTACGAACTACTAATTCGATTATTTTTATTAATTCGCTTTTTTTCATTTCTAACTCCTATTATTAAATTCTTTAAACTACATTCCAACCAACATCAGTAGTACCAGCAGCATTAACCCAAGTTAAACCACCAAGATGCATTTCAAATACCCCTATCAATTGGTCTAAAAAATCTTCAACCGTTTCTGCATTACCAGTAAGGTTGCCACCAAGTGTTGGGGTTCCTGGGATCACCACACTAAATGTGGCACCAGTTATTACTCCAGTCCAATAAGCAGATAAACCAGCGGCCATACCAGTCTCTAACAATGGTGGTAAAGTTTCAGTTGCGAATGAAGATTTTAAATAACCTTCAAGAGTTGTTGTTCCACCACCTGGTGTAGCAATTGGACCTGATATAGTTGCCATTGAAGTTGGAAGTGATACTGCTTTATCATATTCACTAGCTATAAACTCTGCAGTTTCATCACTAGTTTTAAATCCACCACTATCTACCTTAGATAAATAATTATTTTTAAATGTAGTAAAACTCATTATTCATCTATTAAATGTTTTGTACTTAGACAGTCTTTTATTTGTGCCATAGCCGCATCAACTGCTGGCCAAGATGGTGCTGTATTTATAGGACCTGCAGTGGGACCTGTTGGTGTTGGTATTCCAACTACATTACCAATAGCATCGACTAATGCCTGTATTTTATCAACCAATATCTGACCTAATACTTGCGGTTGATCTGCAGTATGTCTACCTATTCTAAAACTTGGTGTCTCAAGTACTACCATCTCTACCGCACTCAACGAGATATTTTTACTACTCATCATTGTAATACTACCCTGTGCTGGAGTATTAAGTGTAATTCTTTTACTATTTAATAAAATATGTTTACCCTGAAATGGTGGGGCACAACCTTCCACTTCACTTTCTCTTGCTGGTGTAAATTTTAATCTTTCATTTGTAGTTAAATATATACTCGCACCATCCGCATCAATATCTTCAATTACTGGTGATTCTACTCTACCATCTTTTCTGGCAAAAGATTTTTGTGGATCTTCACTATCTCCCCAATATAGATGACCTGCTACTAATTTTATATTTGCTGATTCTCTATGTTGATTGTATTGATAACTTCCAAGTCTTATAGAATTATTATATCTACCTTCAATTATAACATCACCTTCATACGGTGCCAATTTTCTAGGATCATCAATTCTTTCAAAAGGTCTAAGATCAACAATTTTATTTTTAGACTTTATATCACTTACATTTGGTTGTATATTGTAAGTTGGATTACCAAATACATTTAGTGGTGACATATAAAAGTGTTCACCATTTAATTTTATACCCAATACTAATTCGTGTTTTATTGGTACAACATTTATATTTGGATTTAATGGTCTAAATACTCCACACTCATTAAATGGCTTACCTTGTTCTGATAGTACATATCTACCCCTAACCGCACCAACATAACTGTAATCAGAAGTTTCACTTTCTTGTTCAACTGTTGGTTTTAAAAATGTTTCTAATACTTCAACTAATTCTATTTCGTAAAAATCATTTTCTGTTAATTTAGATTCTATTAACTGTTCTACCTTAGTTAAGGTAACTACACCATTTCTTTCTGGTGAACCACTTTTAGTTTTAGATTTTTTAAACGGTATTCTAAATGGCATTAATCATCTCTACTTGATATAATTTTATCACTATAATCTTGTACTTCATTTGATACTTCTTGAATACTAGCTAATAGCTGTTCTTTTTCTTTATCACTAATTCCAAATTCATCATCAGAACTTGTATTGGCCTTAGCAGTAGCCATGCGTTGAACGATGGTAGCGAGTTTAACCAACTGTTCATCATTCTTCACATTGATTTCTAAATATTCTTTCAACATGGGAATGATTTGAACTGCGGTGTCTCCATCTTTAATAAAGCCAACAACCTCTTTCATTAAAACTTCAAGTTGTTGTTTATTTTTGTTGGAATTGTCGTAGATGTCCTTGAAGATATCAGATAAAGACTTACCTTCAAAAACTTCGAAATCTATTGCCATAATATTTACCTGTAATATTGTTAATAATAAATATTACAGCAATAGAAAAATGTATATATTATTTATATTATGCCATATCAAACCAACTACCAGTTTGTGTAGTAACAACAGAACCAGTAGATAAATAGTTTTCTTGTAATCTAAAATGATGTCTTTTCATTACATTAATTACACGAGTTATATGTTGTGTATTTGAACCAGTCATTTCACGAATTAAAATATATAATGCTTTCTTATTAAAGTTATCAATATTCTCTTTCATGTCCATCAATTCAATAACGGCGTTTGCAACATCTAAATCTTTCTTTCGTTTAAATACAGATGTTAAATTATTTCTCCAATAGTCTGCTAACACATCAACATATTCAATCTTCATCTTTCTAGCATCTTTACTTTTAATCTCGGAGATTGGATCTCGTTTCCTATCAGTAACTTCAGCACCATCATGTTGTTTCATTCTCTTATAGTTATTATTATTGTGAAGAATCAAATAGTTCTTTGCCACAATACTAAAGTATGAGAATGCTTTACCTTTACCTTC